GAGAACCCTGCACTAGTTAAATATGTTTTTAAATCTGTTAATGCTACTTGTTTCATAGTACCTGCATCATTGGTAACTAATCTATCAGCATCTGCTAACGTTGTAGATGTTGCTGATGTGTCTCCATCCATAACATTTAATTCTGTAGCAGTAGAAGTTACACCATCAAGAATATTTAATTCTGCCGCAGTAGATGTAACTGTCGTGCCATTAATTGCAAATGAACCACTAGCTGATATATTAAATGATGCATTATCTTCTATTCTTGCTACTTCAGTGCCATCTCTTTGTTGAAATATTAAATCTTTTGCATCAACAACAGGGCCTATTATAACGTCACCAGAAGAATTAGTTATTCCTAATATTTGTGTTCCACCATCTTTAAACTCAAAACCTCCACCATCAGCATCTAATATTATGTTTGAACCTGCATCTAAAGTTATATCTCCAGAATTATCAATTTCTGCAATTACAGGTGTGGTTAGAGTTTTATTTGTTAATGTTGCTGTAGAACTTGTTGAAACTAATTTTGCATCACCACCAGTGCTTGGTAAAGTTAAAGTGTTTGAAGCACTTTCTGAGTGAGGTGCTGCTTGTAATGTTTGTGCGTGAGCATTAGACGATTCACAATAAAATTTAACTTTAGCAACACTACCTGTTCCAGTTCTAATATCTATTAATCCATCAGATACAGATACACCACCAGAACTTCCGTTACCATCCATGATAACTTTACCAGTTCCATTAGGTAATAAATCTATGTTTGCATTAGAAGTAGTAACTATGTCGTTACCATTCATATCAAGGTCGCCACCTAGTTGTGGAGTAGAATCATCTGATATGTCACTCATCGTTCCTGCTGCAAGACCAGATACTAATGTGCTTCTAGTTATTTTTTTTAATCCTCCACCAGATGTATCTACTGCTAATAAAACATCATCAGCAGCAACTGAACTTATAGCAGATAAATCTCCTACTGCTTTTGAATTGAATTGATTACCATCTGCAACTAAAATATTTCCAGATGTATTAGTTCCTAAAACAACACTTGTTCTTGTTAGTAGACTGTGTATTTCATCACTACCATCTACATAAATAATATCTTTATTTCCTGTTAAAATTGTAACTGTTGCAGCACCAGAACCTGCTGTACAAATTACAGAACCATCAGAGCCGTTGTTTATGTAGTATGTTTTTTGTTTATTTGGAAATGTAATAGTTCTTGTTGTTCCCGGAGAACCAGTAAATTTAATTACTGCGTGTCTACCATTGTTGTCTGCTGTTCCATCAGCAAAAGCTAAAGTAACATTACCAGACGCAACACTAACTTCTACATATCCGCCTATTGCATCATCAAGTAAATCTATAAGTTGTTCGTTGAGTACGTCACCCCAAGTCCCTATATTTTCACCATCAGCTTGTTTTACAAATCCTAATTGTGTGTAACTGTTAGCCATTTAATTTGCCACTCCTATTGTCCATGTTTCGTCTCCTCCAGATGTTGTATCTATAAGAGACCATAATTTTACTGTTCCCACTGCTCCTGTTCCTGCACTGCCAGTTATTGTGTTTACAGTCGCTGTTCCTGTTATATTAGCTGATAAATCTGCAACACTTAACCTTAAATTATCATAACCTACTTGATTTATTGTTGCACCACCAGACGCTTGTTCACTACCAAGTGCGAGAGTTGCGGCAATTCCAGTTTCGGATAAAACGATACCGTCATTCCATCCGTCATCACCATACGCACCTGCGTTCCATCCACCAGTGCCCGAAGCCATTAGCTAATCCTAATTAAAGCTGTGTTGTGTGCTGCTGTTGGAAACTGTATTTGAAAAGTTCCGTTAGATGATGAAAAGTCAGAACCAAAATCTAAAACTGCTATTGCTGCATTTGATTTGGTGTTATTATAAATTAAAGCACCTCTTGCAGTAATAGTAGCAGAAGTAAAACTTGGGTCTGCTGCATCAAAAAAAGCAACACTGTTTGATGTGTCTAACGACACTGCTTGACTAGATAAGGTTGCACCACCTGCTGTGTAGCCAGTTCCACTAACCTCATTAGAAGTAGTGTAAGCTGATGTTGTAGCATCCAAAGAAGCACTTGAAGTATACAAAGCTATTTTTATTGTATCCCCTCCATTACCTAAATTGTGTGCTCCATCTAGACAATCTTGTTTAAAAACATTTGTTAAAGTTTGCGTAATTGCCATTTGTATCTCCTATGTACTCATTTGTTTTAAATAATTCTCACCCATTACATTAGCGGGTGCTGTGAAATCATCTCTTCTTCTTCTTCTTGCTTGGTTGTTTACTGCCTCTACTGCTTCTTTATATCTTTGAGTATAAATTGCGTAGTCCTCTCTACTTTTTGTAAATGTAGATGCTTCCATTAAACAACCATATAAAAGTAAATCTTGTGCATTTTCTGTTAACCAATTAGTTGTGTTAGTGCTTGATAATTCAGCTAATCTTCTTGAATATGTCATTTCAATATTCAAAGCAGCACTTGGTGTTGGTGCAACTAAAATTGCAGTGTCTGAATAATTTGCCCAATACTTAGGTGTTCCAGTTGTTGCTGAATTTTTCCAATAATCATAAATAAATTCATCAGTTCTTTTTTCTAAAAAAACTCTTTCTGAACTAGAATTAATTAGTAAGAAATGAAAAATTACTCTTGCATCAACGGGTTTACTAACAAATCTGTCACCAACATTAAAAGATGAATTGGCTGATTCATGAAATGCATATGGGTCTACATCTCTAGCTATTCTTTGCTCTGCTAGTGAAATAAAATTTGCAGTTTCATTAGAAAACTCTGTTCCATCATTTTCCATCCAATCTTTTATGTCTTGTGTAAGACTGCTAAATGTCATTGTTGCCATGTCTATCCTTACGCTACATCATCTATAAGTGCTGCTACAATTACCTCTGCACTTGCATCACCTGCATCACCAATGTCAGCACTAATTGCGTGTATGTCTGCTACAGTAGCATTTGGTAATCTTGCAAACCAAGATTGCTCTGGGCCTACAAATATGCCATCTGCTAAATTAAATGCAGCCGTTCCTGCATCTATTGATATTACTATACCATCAGCAGTGCTTGTGTTTTTAACAAATAAAAATTTAACTTTGTCTGCTGTGGCAACTGCTGTTGGTGCTGTGTCTTGGTCAACTGCTGTATAATCTAAAAAATTACCTGCAATTAAATCAGCACTCGTTGTGGTAACACTTGTAAGTTTATAATACCATTTATCATTAGCATCATCTGGTGTTACAATCATTGAACCACTAATTACCTTTGCTATTTCATCTGGTAATAAAGTTGCTTTTAAAGTAATTGTTGCATCATCAGCCATTATTTTTTACCTTCTTTTTTTAATCTTTCTTCTCGCTCTTCGTATTTTTTTATTTCCTCTGGAGAGGGTGTTCTTATGTATCCTTTCTTAGGATTTTTTATTATTGCCATTTTAATTGGCTTTACTACTGCATCTGCCATACTACCCCTTTGTTATTTTAAATTGTAAACCTTTTACAGGCACAACTACATTCTTAACTTTTTTCGATGTTAAAATGTTTCCAGAGGTGTCCTGTGTATTTATACGGCCCGACATGGGTAAGTGTTGACCCGATGTCTGCGTAGATTTTTCCTCCGATTTTTTGCCATCTTCTTGAGAAGGCGTAATCTTCTGATAAATATCTTCCGTCATCGTCTTTCATTGTATCAAAAAACAAATATGTGTTTTCTGAATTAAATTCTTTTCCATTTAATATTTGGTCTGAAACATATTTTAAATCTTCATATGCTTCTTTCATTTTAATTAAACACTCTCTTTTAATTAACATGAAACCTGTTGCAGCGTCTAATACCTCTGCAAAACCTTTATCTATTTTTATTTCACCTTTATTTGCAAAATTTAAAACATAAGGATGACATGTATTTCTGTAATCTTTTTCATTTTTAATTAGCTCTGGCATCATATTCCAACTAATTAATTTCATTGGATAAGGAGCACAGATAACATCTTTGTCATACTCAAAATATCTTTTTAGATTATCTGGACTAAATCCTATATCTGCATCTATAAACAATAGATGTGTAAACTTTTCATTATCTAAAAAGTTAGCAACTAAAGTATTTCTAGCTCTTGTTACTAATGACTCTTGTCCAAGAGTTTGTATATTTAAACCTATTTTATTTTCTAAACAAAAGTTTTGTAATTCTAAAACTCCATGAAGATAATCTTCAGTAATCATGCCACCATAACAAGGGGTGGCTACAAATAATTCTATTTTAGCTGACACTCACAGATTCATTACCTAAACTTACGCTTAAAGTCAAGGCAGTGACTAGAGGTGTTGCATTTGCAGACTTAAATGTAGATTCAATTTTTCTATCTGCACTTGTTACACCAAGTGTTGCTAACAAAGAACTTACAGCACCATTTTCTATTTGTTCGCTTGGTTTAAGTTTAACTGGTATTCTAGCATCTTTTAATGCTTGTGCATCTGGTTTATGTTTTCTTGGTTCTAGTTGAGGGTGTTTTGCCTCAAACTCTGAACGATGAACAAATGAACCATTCCATTCTTTAACCATTTCGTTGTATGGAAACTCCATACCACTTCTATCGGATATGGCTTTG